CTGAGGGTTATTCTGTAAGAATTCATCCCCGATCTGGATTGGCATATAAAAAGGGAATTACTCTTTTAAATTGTGAAGGGATTATTGATTCAGATTACACAGATGAATTGAAAGTAATTCTTTACAATACTTCAAATATTGATTTCACGATTAACAAAGGTGATCGTATTGCTCAAGGGGAACTGATTAAATCTCTTGACTATACCATTGATGAGTGCTATACTAAACCCACACAGAAAACCGACCGTGTGGGTGGTTTTGGCTCAACAGGAATTAAATCATGAACGAACCATATAAGATGACGAGAGAAGAACTTCTGGGTTTCCATGAAAGCCTTTGTAAGGAAGCCTTAGAATTAATGAAGAAAAAGAATCACGATTATGCCGGTAAGGGTGGCGAAGAACCATTTGCAAACTTTACTCGCACTGAAGCAATGGGTGTAACTACTACGGAAAAAGGAATGCTTGTCCGTATGACAGATAAGATGAGTCGTTTATCATCTTTTACTGAATCTGGCACTTTTGCTGTTTCTGATGAGAAACTTTTGGATACAATTCTTGACATGATTAACTATTCCGTACTATTCTACTGCTATATGCAAGAGAAGCAAACCAAGCGCGAGCAGGGTAAGCCTATGTTCCTAGTGGAAGATCCAAATCATCCAATCAGAATTGAACCAACAAAATAATGTCTAAATTTTATACTTATGTTGCGATTCGGGGAAACCGAATCTTATACCGTGGATATGACGGCTCCAAGCGCATTCATCGCGCAGAGCCGTTTTATCCTACGGTGTTTGTGCCAGCGGTCAACAAACAAACAGAGTGGAAGACTCTGGAGGGAAAGTATGTTGAGTCTTTTAAGCCTGGAAACATTGATGAAACTAGAAAGTTCATTGATGACTACAAGGATGTCTCTGGATTTGAAATCTACGGAAACAACGACTTCGTATATCAGTTTATTGGAGAAGAGTATCCGAAAGAAGTTGCGTATGATTACAATCAACTTCGTATCGCTTATTTGGATATTGAAACTGAATGTGAAAATGGATTTCCGAACATTGAACAAGCCGATCAACGAATCAATGTAATTACAATTCGTCTGCACGACCAGACTTATACATTCTGTCTTGGTAAAGCGACTCCGGTTGACTCCAATCACCATGTCTATTCCTACACAAAGGAAGACATTATGTTGGAGCAATTTTTACAATTCTGGCAAGACAAAGATTTTGACATCATCACTGGCTGGAATGTCCAGTTCTTTGATATTCCGTACATTATCCATAGACTGAACAATGTCCTAGATGATAAAGCAGCAAATCGTCTTTCTCCGTGGGGACAAATCAAGACACGCACCGTAGCAGTTAAGCAGCAAGAGCATGTTGTTTATGATCTTGTTGGTATTGCTACGATGGACTATTTTGATTTATATCGCAAGTTTACCTTCGTTACTAGAGAGAGTTACAAGTTAGATCATATTGCATATGTCGAACTTGGAGAAAGAAAAGCATCCTTTGAGGGATACGACAACCTTCAACAATTCTACAAGGGTGACTTCGATAAGTTTGTTGCATATAACCACAAAGATGTCCAACTGGTTCTTCGTTTGGAAGAGAAGTTGCGTCTACTTGAACTTGCTCTCGCTCTAGCATATAGTGCAAAGGTTAATCTGCGAGATGTATTCTCTCAAGTTCGAACTTGGGACACTATCATCTACCATTATCTTAACGAGCATAAGATTGTAATCCCGCAAAAGGAAGTTGAAGAGAAGGACAAGAAGTTTGAAGGTGCATATGTGAAGCCACCGCAAGTTGGTGAGCATAAGTGGATCGTGTCTTTTGACTTGGATTCTTTGTATCCACATTTGATTATGCAATACAACATTTCACCCGAGACAAAAACATCATATGGTAAGCGGGGATCTTTGAATCCGGATGTTATCTTTGATCGTGAGGATGGAAAACCAGTAACTTCATTCATAGATTGTGTGAATCTAATGCGTGATGTTAAACTCCGCAGCGAATCGTTGGCAGCAAATGGTGTTACCTTCCGCAAAGATCGACAGGGGTTCCTTCCAAAGTTGATGGAAACCATGTATGAAGAACGGAAGATGTACAAGAAGAAGATGTTGGAGTGTAAAGCAGAACTGAAGAATCTTCCGAAGGATGCACCAAAAGAAAAAGTTACAGAACTAAAGAATCTGATTTCCAAGTATCACAACTTTCAGTTGGTTCGTAAGATTCAATTAAACAGCGCGTTCGGTGCAATCGGTAATCAATACTTCCGTTACTACGATCTAGACTTGGCAGAAGCAATTACCGTGTCCGGTCAATTGTCAATTCGATGGATTGAGCGTGGGTTGAACAAGTTCCTAAACAAAACTGTAGGAACAAACGATGTTGACTTTGTTATTGCAGCAGATACCGATTCGGTTTATATCTGTTTAGACAAGTTGGTGCAGAAGGTTATGCCTAATGCAGACAACAAGAAGGTTGTGAAGTTCTTGGATAAAGCGTGTAAGGATATCATCGATCCATTCATCGAATCGAAGTACGAAGAACTTGCAACTATGATGAACGCTTATTCGCAAAAGATGCATATGAAACGCGAGTCTATCTCCAACAAAGGTATTTGGACTGCAAAGAAGCGTTACATGTTGAATGTGTTCATGGGTGAGGACAATGTTCTTCTCGACAAGCCAGAACTAAAGATCATGGGTATCGAAACGACAAAATCCTCAACTCCACAAATTGTGCGTGAGGGGTTGACTAATGCCATTGATATCATCATGAATCAGGATGAACTTGCTTTGCGTAATTTTGTAAACGAATTTAGAGATGTCTTTAACAAACAAGATCCAGAGGTAATTGCGTTTCCTCGCGGATGCAATGGCATTACTGAATATGCCGATTCATCTAGAATCTATCGCAAATCTACACCAATCCATGTGCGTGGTTCTCTTTTGTATAATCATTATTTGAAACAGAATAAACTCACAAAGAAATACCAATTAATCAAAGACGGAGAAAAGATTAAGTTTGTTTATCTAAAAGAACCTAATCCCATCGGAGAGGATGTCATATCATTCATCAATACTCTTCCGAAAGAACTTGACTTACATCGTTTTATTGATTATACTTCACAGTTTGAAAGCAGTTTCATTGAACCGCTCAAGATTATTCTTGATGCAATTAAATGGAAACTAAAAGAAGAAAGCACTTTGGAAAGTTTATTCGTATGAATAAAGATGCAACACTAATTATTGAACAATGTCTGGACGAAAAGATAGAAGAATATCGCCTAATTCTAAAAAGCGATCTGGCAAAACTATCATTATCCCAACTTGAAACATTCAATAACAAAATTGCAGATCTAGAATATGCCAAATCACAACTAAAAGGAGATAAATAATTATGAGTTTTTTGAAAAACATCATTAAGGAATCTAAAAATGAGTTTGCTTCAATCGTGGATGAAGGAATTGAAGGAAGCGATATCAAGGGGTTCGTTGATACTGGCAGTTACGCTTTCAATGCTCTACTCTCTGGTTCTCTTCATGGTGGCATGCCTGACAATAAGATCATGGCTTTGGCAGGTGAGAGTGCAACTGGAAAAACTTACTTCACGCTCGGTATCGTAAGCCAATTTCTCAAGGATCGTCCAGACGGTGCTGTGCTGTATTTTGATACAGAGCAAGCAGTCACTAGTCAAATGTTCAAGGAACGCGGTGTAGATCCTTCTAGGGTTGCTGTATTCCCCGTAAACACGGTGGAGGAGTTCCGTCATCAAGCAGTCACTATTCTTGATTCTTATTTGGCTCTAGCGGAGAAGGATAAGAAGCCAATGATGATTGTTCTTGATTCTCTTGGTATGTTGTCTACAAATAAAGAAATGGTGGACACTGCCGAAGGTAAGACTACAAAGGATATGACTCGCGCACAAGTAATTAAAGCCACTTTCCGGGTTCTTACATTAAAACTTGGTAAGGCAAATGTGCCACTTATTATGACCAATCACACCTACGATGTTGTGGGTTCGATGTTCCCAACGAAGGAAATGGGTGGTGGATCTGGTCTAAAGTATGCAGCCACAACTATTGTCTATCTCTCCAAGAGAAAAGAGAAGGATAGTGATGGAGGTGTAGTTGGAAATGTGATACACTGCAAACTCTACAAGGGTAGAATTACTAAGGAGAACAAGATGGTTGATGTTCTGCTTAAGTATGACAGTGGATTGGATAGATACTATGGACTAGTTGATCTAGCCCTAAAGTATGGAATCTTTAAGAAGGTTTCTACTCGTATTGAACTTCCCGATGGCAAAACTGCTTTTGAGAAGAGTATTCGAGAGAATCCCGAAAAGTTCTTTACGCAAGATGTAATGGATAGACTTGAACAAGCCGCTGGTGCGGAGTTCAAATACGGTACTCAGTCTGCCGGCGAGAAGACTGCTTCAGAGGACAATGATGAGTCTGATGAATGAGTGTAGAAAAAGTAATACTTGAAAACTTACTCTCTAACGAACCATATGTTAGACGAGTACTGCCGTTCATCAAGGATGAATACTTTCAAGAACGAACTGATAAAGCCATATTTCGTGCTGTTCAGGAGTTCTTCAATAAGTATAATGCGTTACCATCTCTTGATGCACTAAAAATTGGTCTATCATCTCGTACTGATTTAACTCAGAACGAATTTGATAGTATTGATCAAAAAATTAAAGCGTTCGATACAACCACAAAGCAAGATGAAAATTGGCTTGTGGATGAGACGGAGAAGTTTTGCAAAGACAAAGCAATCTTCAATGCTATCCTAGAGTCTGTTCATATTATTGAGGGTAAGTCGAAGGAGAAGTCAGTCAATGCACTTCCGTCTATATTGTCGGATGCATTGGCTGTTTCTTTTGATAATAACATCGGACACGATTACCTACGAGATGCAGAAAAGCGATACGAGTTCTATCACACAGTAGAACAGCGTATACCCTTCGATCTTGATTACATGAATCAAATTACAAACAATGGTACTCCTCAAAAGACTTTGAATGTAGTCATTGCGGGTACTGGTGTGGGTAAGTCTTTGTTTTTGTGTCACCATGCTGCAAACTGTTTAATGCAGAACAAGAATGTGCTTTACATCACTTGTGAAATGGCAGAAGAACGAATTGCAGAAAGAATCGATGCAAATATCATGGACATCACTTTGGATGATCTCAAGCAACTACCAAAAGAGATGTACGCCAAAAAGTTATTCAATGCAACCCGTGGGGTTAGCGGTAAGTTGATCGTGAAGGAGTATCCTACCGGATCTTCAAATGTAAATCACTTCCGCCATCTGTTGGAAGAACTAAAACTTAAGAAGAAGTTTGTTCCAGATATTATCTTTGTAGATTATCTGAACATCTGTGCCTCTAGTCGTTTTAAAGCGGCTATGGTAAATTCCTACACTTATGTTAAGGGAATAGCAGAAGAACTTCGTGGATTGGCAGTAGAATACAATGTGCCAGTTTTTACTGCAACACAAACAAACCGTGATGGGTATACAAATACTGATCTTGGTTTGGAAAATACTTCAGAGTCATTTGGTTTGCCGCAGACAGCCGATTTCATGTTTGCAATGATCCGCACAGAGGATCTTGACAAGATGGATCAAGTTGTTGTCAAACAACTAAAGAATCGATATAATGATTTGGCTTCTAATCGTAAATTCATTCTTGGTATCAACCGTTCCAAGATGAAGTTGTATACTGTTGAAGAATCTGCACAAGAAGGATTGATTGGTGTTGGTGCAGAGGATGAGGTAGCAACAAAGGATAACGGTTTTACTAGTAAGTTTAAGAGAAAAAGTTTTGGTAACAAAGCAAAGGATTGGCAATTTGAGGAGACACACGATGCCTGAATATAAGCAAGTACAATACATCAGTGAAAACGATACTCGCACCTTTGAGCAACGACTTGCCGCTTTACCGGCAATCCGCGACGAGGATCTTCCAGAGTGGGAAGAGTGGGCAAAGCGCACATTTAACATTGAGTAATAATGTCATTAATTGTAGATAAAAAGTATATCAATCTAGTATCCCCCATGCTTGAGATGTTCAAGTGGAAGGGTGATACTTTGGCAAATTGTCGTTGTCCTATTTGTGGTGACTCCAAATCAAATAAGACAAAAGCAAGAGGATACTTTTATTCTAAAAACAATGATATGTTTTATAGATGTCACAACTGTGGGGCATCTACAAGCATCTATAGATTTTTGGAAACCGTTTCTCCAGCATTAAGCAAACAATACTCTTTGGAGCGTTGGAAAGGTGGAGAAAACGGTCATTCAAATTATGAAAAACCAAAAATCAAAATGGACACTCCCAAATTTAATAAGATAGTTTTACCAACTATTAATGATTTGGATCGTTCACATGTTTGTAAATCTTATGTAACACGCAGAAAGATACCACAAGAACATTGGGAAAATTTGTATTATGCAGAAAACTTTGCGGAATTTGTGAATAAGCATATTCAAAAAGATGTTGGTGAAGAACCAAGATTGATTATTCCAATATTCGATAAGGACAATGAACTTGTTGGGTTTCAGGGAAGAGCATTGGATGACAATGCAATTCGTTATGTTACTATCAAATTTGACGAAGATACCAAGTTGTGTTTTGGTGTCGAGCGAGCAAATTTGAAATCAGTTGTGTATGTTATGGAAGGACCCATTGATTCGTTGTTCATTCCAAACTCAGTTGCCATTCTTGGAATGAACCACGAAATTGATGCAAATTTATTTGCAAGTAGTAAGTTGATTTATGTGTTGGACAATGAACCTCGTAATAAGCATGTGGTTCAGCAATATCAAAAATTAATAAATACTGGTAAGACAGTTTGCATATGGCCTAATAGTGTAACAGGTAAGGATGTAAATGATATGGTGTTGAGAGGTAGAACACCAATCGAAGTAAAAAGAGTAATCGATACTAACACTTACTCCGGACCTGAAGCACTTATTAGATTCTCTCAATGGAAGAAGGTTTAAATGTCAAACTACGACGACTACGAAGATGAGGATGAATACTATGAAGATGACGAGATTGAATCAGATGATCCGGAAGAAACTCCACCATTCCCAAGTTACTCAGATGGAGGGTCCGAAGAAGATGATGAAGAAGTTATCGACTTGGACGAAATTGAAGTCGAATTCGACAACTTAACAGAAGAGCAACGCGCTTGGATTTTAAGCACAGAAGCCGTTGCTGAATTTGGTATAAAATTTGCAGAGTACATCAAAGCGATAGATCCCGAAATGTGGAAACGCGCAAAAGATTATGCTCTAGATTACGTTCAAATTGATGGTGTGGAATTTAATTTTGGTGATGATAATGAACAAAAAGATAAACCTACTTGATCACGGATTTGTTAACTTAGTTGATTACATGGGAAGCGATCTCACGGTAGTAAATGCCGCGAGAGTTTCCTTTAATAAGGAAAGTGATTGGGATACTGATCCCAATTGGACTGGTTATCGTGAACACAAATTGTCTGAAAAAGATCAGAAACTGATCTCTTATCTTGCAAAGCACAAGCACTGGACTCCCTTTGCACATCCTCAGATAACTTTGAGAATCAAAGCCCCAATTTTCATCCGAACTCAACTTTTTAAGCACAAGGTTGGATTCGTAGAGAATGAAGTATCCCGTAGATATGTTTCGGATACGCCAGAAATCTATTGTCCGCAGTGGCGTTCAAAGCCAACAAATGGCGCAAAGCAGGGAAGCGAAGATTTCGTTAACCCCGAATTAGTGAATTCATATAATACTGATTGGGAAAGGATCGCTAAACCCGCGCTAGAGGTGTATCATAAACTCATCGCAGAGGGGGTAGCCCCCGAGCAGGCGCGTTCCGTGCTACCACAGGGGACTTACACCGAATGGTGGTGGACAGGATCACTTTCTGCATACGCGAGAGTATATGCACAAAGAATTGATCCCCATGCACAATGGGAGGTTCGCCAGTATGCACAAGCCATTTATGATATAATCCAACCGCTATTTCCGCACTCTTGGAAGGCTTTGACTGGCAAATAAATAGAGATATGCTACCATCATTTTCTTCATTTAACACACCGGAACCGCGATTGAATTATGCCAATTTATCAAATTGGTACATTTCAGGAAAGGCTGCACCACGGAATAATAGATTTTTACTTACCCGTGATCTGGGAGAAATGAAGCAAGGATCAGTATTTAATATAATTCTTTCTGAAACATTTCAGTTTCTTACAGAAGAGGGCAACAAACCATATATTGTGAAATTAAACGGTATAGGTGAATATTGCTTTGTAGAAGAAGGAACAAACAGATTATTTAAAATCCTTGGTGGTAATGACAAATATCCAGATGGTAAAGAATATAACATCATTGATAAGTTGTTTGTTCTTGCAAGTGAAGATGTTATTGTTGATTCTGTT